CTATAATGCTTTTAGTTCAGGCAGTCAAATTGATATCACTGATAGATTTACATTAGATGATGGCCAAAGATCGACACATTATACAAATGCAAAATTAGTTTTAAAGCCAGGATACCAAGTACCATCTGGAGCTATTAAAGTCATTTATGATTATTTTCAAGTATCTGGTACAGGCAATTATTTCTCAGCTGACTCTTACTACCCATTAGAATATGCTCAAATTCCAAATTATTATACAACAGATGAAAATACTGGTCAGAAAACTGAAATATGTTTATCATGTGTATTAGATTTTCGTCCAATTATAGATGGAGATAATACGTTCTTTCCAGAACTTCCTGTTCGTGGTGTAGATGCAAACGCACCTATTGCTTTTTATGTTGGTCGCAAAGACAAAGTAGTTGTAGATTCTGTTGGTCGATTTAATGTTTTGACTGGTGTTCCAGCAAGAATACCAAAAGATCCTGAAGATCCAAAAGAAGGATTAGTTTTAGCTACACTATTTGTACCTCCTTATACTAAAATTATAGATCACGTAAAAATTTATCAACGTGATAATCGTCGTTATACCATGAGAGATATTGGTAACATTGATCGTCGTGTTTCTAATCTTGAATATTATGTATCTTTAAGTTTATTAGAACAAGATACTGAATCATTACAAATTACTGATGCAGTAACTGGACTAGATCGTTTTAAAAATGGATTTATTGTTGATCAATTTACTGGTCATGGTATTGGTGATGTTGTTAATGCAGATTATAAAATAGCTGTTGATCCTAAGGCTAGAATTTTAAGACCAATGCATTTTACAACAGCCATTGATATTATAGAAAATTTAGCTTCTGGTGCTGCTCGTTCTTCTAGTCCATATAAAAAGACTAATGATTTAATCACTCTTCCATATACAGAAACACTTTTTGTTTTTAATCAAAATGCTTCTAGAGCAATAGATGTTAATCCATATAAGATTGGTGCATTCCGTGGGCAGATTACTCTATTTCCAGAAGGAGATAATTGGAAGGATGTAGAACGCAGACCTGATCTTAATGTTGTAGATGATAATAATTATGATGCTATTAAATTTATGGCAGAAGAACTTGGCGTAACAGGAGCACAATGGGAAGAATGGGTAACAAATTTTACTGGATCATCCTCAACACAAACAAACTTTGAAACTACTAGTGGTTTCCTTGTACAAGGTTTTCAACAAACTGTCACAACTCAAACAGGACTTACTGAAAGAGAAGGCATATTAACTTCTTTATCTACTAGTGTAAACTCTATCGATTATGGAGACAGAGTTGTAGATATTTCGTTTACTCCTTACATGCGTTCTAGACCAGTTACTGTAATTGCTGAAAATTTAAAACCAGATACTATTTTTTATCCATTTTTTGATTCTACTTATGTAGATTCTCATGTAATTCCTGCTGATATTGTTCGTGTCACTAGAAATGGTGGCTCTGCTATAACGTCTTTTGCAATTGGTGATTTACAAAATAATACTCTTGCTGATGATCCTGCCCGTATGTATAACGGAAAAGTAGAACCAGCGTTTTCAGCAGGAGACATCCTAAAAAATTCTACACATACTGCTACTAATATCACAGCAATAACTAATTTGACTAGTGCTGCTTCATCTTTTCAACTAACAGTTGCCAGTAACACAGGTATTCTTCCAGGAAATCATGTATGTCTCTACAACTTAGATTTTCATGTTGCAAAAACAGCTGATCTAATTGATGATACTGTTATTCCTGCTAGTGTAGGTATTACTTCTACTACATCTACATCAAAAGAATTAAATTTACGAAAGTTTAAAGTAACTGCAGTTTCTGGAACAACCATAACTTTAGCTAACATTGATGGATCAAATATATCTGCGTTTAGTGCATATAGTACAGGAAGTTATTCTGGTGGCAATCGTGGTAAACTTCTTCGTTTACAAGCTAGTGCTGTAGTTTCTTTCGGTGGAGTTACTTACGCATTAGATTCTTCTGGTTATCCGACTGATACAGATATTAATTTGGTTAACATTAAAAATGGTTTTGCTGTAGGTGAAAGTTTACTTGGTACTACAAATATCGGTACATCTGTTAATAAAAATACTGTTACTATTACTAAGTACAATGGTAGTAATAGCAGTACTACTGCTCCGCCAGTAAATATTTTAGGATCAGATATAAGAACGAATGCTTATGGTGATGCTGTCGCAGTTTTTTACATACCAAATACAGATGACATCGCTTTTAGAACTGGTGAACGATCATTTAAGTTAATCGATAATATTAGTAATACAGACGCTTCTTTTGATTCTCATGGCGCTGCTACATATTATTCTCAAGGTATTACAATAGCTAAAGAATCTACAATTGTTAGTAGTCGTCAAGCTACATTTGTGCAAGATCGTTTGTATGAATCTATTCCAGCTAGAAGAACTTCAATATCTAATCGTTTACTCTATACTATAGACAATACACCAGCTGGAGATGGCGGTGGCGGAGATGGCGGTGGCGGTGGTGGCGGAGATGGCGGTGG